TGCTCGCTTCTCCCTCGGAGAAGGCCTACGCGACGATCAACGACTCGCCGGAGGCCCTGTCGTTCTCGTGGGACATCAACAGCACTCCTGTCCCCGTCACCGACATGGCGCCAACCAGCCTCATCGTCGCCGACTCGACCAAGCTCGACGCGACCCAGATGAAGTCGATCGAGGACCTCCTCTACGGCGCCACCGGCGCGCCCAAGCTGCCGTCGCCCGACGAGATCATCGACCTGGTTGGCGGACCATAAGGAGGAACCCGGCCAGGAAAGGAGGGCTAGGGAGTGCTTCGGATTATCGTGCCTCTGGCGGAGGTATTCGACGAAGAGACCAGCGAATTCGCAACCGCTGAATCTTTCGAGTTGAAGCTGGAGCACTCCCTGGTCTCTCTGTCAAAATGGGAGTCTAAATGGAAAGTCCCGTTCCTGAGGAAAGAGAAGATGACTCAGGAGCAGACCATCGACTACATCCGGTGCATGATTTCCGGAGAGATTCCCTCAGACAAAGATCTTGCTCGTCTTCGAGACAAGGATTTCGCGCAAATCAGGGATTACATCGAAGATGAGATGACTGCTACGTGGTTCAACGAGAGACATGCTCCAAAGGGAACTCCGGAGATAGTCACGGCTGAGCTGATCTACTACTGGATGATTGCTCTCGACATCCCGTTCGAGTGCCAGTACTGGCATCTCAGCAGGCTCCTGACGCTCATCAAGGTCTGCAACTACAAGAACGCCAAGCCGACGAAGATGAGCAAGTCTGACGCAGTAGCAGAGCAGAGAAGGCTCAATAAGATACGTCGTCAGAAGACCGGATCTAAGGGATAGGAGGAGACGTGCCCAGAGCTGAATGGGATGCAGTAGGCGCTCGGACTTTCCAGACCGGAATAGACCGTGGAATGCTCTATGTCGGTTCCGATCCCGGAATTGTCTGGAACGGTCTCACCAAGATCTCCGAAGCTCCTGTCGGCGGGACCTCCAAGGAGGTCTATCTTGACGGAGACAAGATCATCAACCTGGTCTCCCTCGAGGAGTACTCGGCGACGATCGAGGCATTTTCCTTCCCCAAGGCATTCGATCCCTGTGTCGGAATCCTGAATTTGGCTCCGGGGCTATTTGCCTGTGATCAAATCAGGAAGAAGTTCGGGTTCTCCTACCGGACACTCATAGGCGATGATGTCAGAGGGCTTTATGGGGCCTACCAGATTCATATCGTCTACAACGTCACCGCCAAGAGTCCGGAGTTCGTGAACGAGACCATTGCCGAGAAGCCCAACGTGAAGCCTCGCACATGGTCGATTACCACCGAGCCCCTCTATGGAGTGTGGCCCAAGCCGACGTCGCACTTCATCATCAACACTGCGGAGTACGATCCGGCTGACATCGCGTCCCTCGAGGATATTCTCTACGGGACGGCTACCACTGATCCGCGGATGCCGACTGCAGCGGAACTCGGTCTCCTGATAGAGTTGGAGATAGGGAGCGGAGTATGAGGATAATCTGGGATGACCCTTCGGATCGCATATTTACCTCAGGGGTCAGTCACGGAGTCCTGTTCCCCGGAGATGATCCTGGCGTTGCCTGGAACGGGCTCATATCCGTCACCGAGGTCTCAGACTCCACGAAGGATCCTCGATATTTCGACGGAGTCAAGTACAGGGAGCGAAACGTAGCGGCACCGTTCTCCGGGAGCATATCCGCGTTTACCTATCCGGATGAGCTTGAACCGTACATCGGGATCTTCGGGTCGGCGACAGGTCAGCCAAGGCGGGCTTTCGGGTTCAGTTACAGGACTGATCAGCAGATCCACATCGTCTACAACGTCCTGGCGCTTCCGACCAAGGCCGATTACGAGACTATCGGAGAGAAAACGAATCCGGTTGCTTTTGAATGGCCTTTCACGACTCTACCTGAAAAAATCCCCGGGGGGAAACCTACCGCGCACCTCGTGATAACGGTCGACGATACTCAACCAGAGGCCATAGCTGCCCTCGAGGACGTTATCTACGGCAACGATGAGAACGATCCGTTGCTTCCGGATCCGATGGATCTCATCGACTTGTTTGAGACCAATGCCCTCATGCAAGTCATCGACAACGAAGATACCACGTTCACGGTCATAGGGCCCGATAGCATGGTTTCGATGGTCGACAGCGAGACGTTCCAGATCATCGCGGATACTGTGGTCATATTCCCCGACGGCACGTTCAAGGTAAGTTCGCAATAGAAGGAGGATCGATGGCCACAGTAGTCGGGATGACCGCGGAAGCTATCAACGCGATTACGAACGCGCTTGTCGAGACCGGCGAGGTCCAGGACGATGGAACCATCGTTCTCATAACCCGGGAGGGCACCAGGCTTCCCATAGGCAACATCGCTGTCGATCCGAGCTTGGCTGAGATTGCGAATCTCGCTCCTGCTGATCTTGACATGATCCAGAGCAGAGCCGGTGTCTGGACCAACCGGACGATGGCCCAGATTCTGGCTGATCTGGGCACCGATATCAGTACGATCGAGGGGCTCACTCCGGCCGCCAGCGATGTTCTCCAGTACAAGGCTGGCGCCTGGGCGAACCGGACCATCGCGCAGCTGATGTTGGATATCAAGGCGGATCCGCACTTCGTACAGGCGATCATCAAGACGGTCGCAACGAACCGTACTTCCTCGACGTTGCTGGACGATCCGGATCTAAAGACGACTCTGGATCCGAACAGCACGTACGATATATCCCTCGATCTCTCCTATGCCGGCACAGCCGCGATGACGTGGCAGTTCACATGTCCCTCCGGTACTGGCGGATTTTACTGCCTCTCGTGCAACATAGCGGGCACCGGCGAGATTACCAATACCTACACCTGGACGACCGGTTCCAACGTGGCCGGCGCCGTAACCAACGGGTGGAAGGCTGGCGGATACTTGACCACTGGCGCCACCGGAGGTAACTTCGCGTTCAAGTGGGGCTCCGCGACCAACGGCACGTCCTGCCAGCTAGGCACAAGCATTATGCGGGTCAGGAAAGTCTCTCCCTAAGGAGCCACATGATCGAGATTACCGTCAGGGGGGATACCGGCAAAACCGAGAAGTGGCTCAAGGCGATGTCGAACGGAGACCAGTACAGGGCTATCGATTCAGGAGCCCGGGCTGGTGTATCCGCTCTTGCTGCTGCTACTCCAGCTCGAACCGGTGTGACTTCGGCTTCGTGGAACTGCACGATCGTTCATCGGGATGACGGACCGAAGATCACCTGGAACAACACGCATGTCAACCGCGGATTCAACGTCGCTGCCGGAATTCAGTATGGTCATGGCACTGGTACCGGCGGGTATGTCCAGGGTGAGGACTATATCAACCCGGCCATGGCTCCTATATTCAAGGCAATCGCTGATGCAGTGTGGGGGGTGGTGACTCGTGGCTAGCGTCGATCAGAGAATCGTCGAGATGACCTTCAAGGGCGCTTCGTTCCTGAACGGCGTAGCCTCGGTCATCGGAGCTCTCGACAAGCTCAAGTCCAGTCTTGGCAACCTCAAGGGCACCAAGGGTCTTTCTGACCTCGATGCAGCTGGCAAGAAGGTCGACCTGTCGCATATCGCTGACGGTGTTGACAAGATCAGCTCCAAGTTCAATGCGATGAGCGCTATCGCCGTTGGCGCTTTGATGCGAATCGGCGGAGCTGTAGCATCGGCTGCCGGCAACCTCGTCAAGAGTTTCACGATCGCGCCGATCATAGACGGCTTGCACGAGTATGAAGCGAGCCTGAACACGATCGCGGTTATCCAGGCGAACACCGGCTTGTCGGGTGCCGCGGGAATGAAGAAGATCGAGGGCGCTCTTCAGCAGCTGAACCTCTACGCCGACAAGACGATTTACAACTTCCAGGACATGACGCACGCTATCGGCCTCTTCACGGCCGCAGGCGTGCCCCTGGACAAGTCGGTTTCCTCGATCAAGGGCATATCTAACCTCGCGGCTCTCTCCGGTTCAAGTGCCCAGCAGGCCAGCACAGCGATGTACCAGCTGTCGCAGGCTATCGCCACGGGCACAGTCAAGCTCATGGACTGGAACTCGGTTGTCAATGCCGGTATGGGCGGCAAGGTCTTCCAGAAGGCCTTGATTCAGACAGCCAAGGTGCACGGTGTCAACGTCGACGCCATGATCAAGAAGAACGGCTCCTTCAGGGACTCCCTGCAAGAGGGCTGGCTTACTTCCGACATCATGACCCAGACGCTGGCCACGTTCACAGGCGATCTGAGTGCGGCGCAGCTCAAGGCTATGGGCTACACCGACGAGCAGACCAAGGCTATCATGAAGCAGGCTCAGGCCGCTCAGGATGCTGCCACCAAGGTCCGCACCATGTCGCAGATGTTCTCCACGCTCAAGGAAGCTGTGGGATCTGCGTGGGCTGATGTCTTCCATAACATATTTGGCAACATGGACCAGGCCACCACGCTCTGGACCGGTGTTACCAATTCCTTGTCGAAGGCATTTGTTTCGCCAATCAACCACCTGGCTACGCTCCTTGGCATGTGGAACAAGCTGGGCGGCCGTACAGCGGTGATCAACGGCCTCACGTCGGGCATGCGTCTCCTCGGCCAGGTCCTCAGGCCGGTCAAGGAAGCGTTCCGGGAAGTCTTCCCGCCGATGACGGCTCAGCGACTTGTGGAGATGTCCAAGTCGTTTGAGCAGTTCATGGGCCGGATCAAGATCAGCTCGTCGACGCTGAACAACATCAAGACCATATTCAAGGGCTTGTTCGACGCCATCAAGGTCGGCGTGGACATCGTCAAGGGCATATTCTCAGTCTTCGGGAAGCTGATATCCGCGGCTACCGGCGTCGGCGGAGGAATTCTCGGCCTAGTCGCCAAGGTTGCCAGCCTCATCACAGGGTTCCGGCACGTCCTTGAGACCAGCGGCGGGCTAGAGAAGTTCTTCGGCGGGCTAGGAAACGTACTGGCTGCTCCTGTCAAGGTGCTCAGTTTCCTGGTAAGCGGCATAGACAACCTCGCAAGTGCGGCCGGCAGAGCCCTACTTGCACTGAAACCGTTCGCCAAGAGGGTCGCCGCGGCATTCGGCGGAATCAAGGATGCCCTGGTCAACGCCCTTCGAAGCGGAGACCTGAGCAATGTCGCGAATCTGATCAACCAGGGGCTTCTCGGCGGGATCCTTCTTGCCGTCCGCGGGTTCATCAAGAAGATCACCGGTCTCTTCTCTGGCGGCGGTGGCGGCCTCGGACTCATGGATCAGATCAAGAAGATATTCTCCACCTTGACTGATTCACTCAAGGCCATGCAGGACCAGATCAAGGCCGGCACACTTGAGAAGATCGCCATAGCTGTCGGAGTCTTGGCGGCATCGGTCTTCCTGCTGTCGACGATCGACCCTGGCGGCCTGAGCAAATCTCTGACAGCTCTGGGCGTCATGTTCGGCCAGCTGCTCTTCGCGATGAACATCCTCGGCAAGATCTCGACTGGGATCAACATATTCGGGGTCGGAGCTGCCGCGGCGAGCATGGTCCTGATGGCCGGCGCGATCGTCATATTGGCCGGAGCCATGAAGCTCCTGTCGACCATTGACTGGAACGGGATCGCCAAGGGCATCGTGACAGTCGCGGCGATGATGGTCATCCTCGTGGCAGCCGTCAAGGTGATGTCCTCGAACTCCAGAGGCCTCATATCTGCCGCTGCGGCGATGATCCTGATGGCCGTTGCTATCAACATCCTGGCGGGTGCTGTGGCGATCCTGGGGCGGATGAACATCGGATCTCTTGCCAAGGGCGTAGGCACTATCGCTGCGCTCTTGCTGGTGATGGCTGCCTTCAACAAGTTCGGCGGCAAGCAGATCATCGAGACCGCGGCTTCGCTGCTCCTGATCGCAGTCGCCCTGAACGCGATGGCTATTGCCCTGAAGATCATGGGCTCTCAGCCGATGGCGGCTATCGGCAAGGCTCTCCTGGAGCTGGCCGGAGCGTTGATCATCATCGCTGTTGCCATGCGGCTCATGCCTGACATGCTGGTAGCGGCAGCCGGGCTTCTGGTGGTGTCTGTCGCCCTGACGATCTTGTCCAAGGCCCTGGCTTCCATGGGCGGTATGTCCTGGGGAGCTATCGGCAAGTCCATGGTCGTCCTGGCCGGCGCGCTGGTCATCCTTGCAGCCGCCATGATCGCAATGGCGGGAGCTCTGCCGGGTGCGGCCGCTCTGCTCGTCATATCCGCCGCCCTGATGATCCTGGTACCCGTCCTGATAACACTGGGGTCTCTCAGCTGGGGAACGATCATCAAGGGCTTTGTCGCCCTGGCTGGCGCGTTCATCATATTTGGCGCTGCCGGCTACCTTCTGGCACCTGTCACGCTCGTACTGATCGGCCTGGCAGCCGCCATGGCCCTATTCGGTGCGGGGATGTTCCTCCTTGGTGCGGGGATAGTGGCGATAGGCGCAGGCCTCACGGCAATCGGCGTAGCAGTCCTGACGGCCGGTGCGGCAATCGTCTCGTTCGTGACAAGCATCCTGAACCTGATCCCGTTTGCGCTGCAGAAGATCGGGCAAGGGATCGTGATGTTCGCCCAGGCTATCAGCAAGGGCGGAGCGGCTATCACAGCGGCGTTCACGACGATCCTGACGTCGATCCTGCAGGCGATCATCAAGGTCGTTCCGCTTGTGGGGAAGGCTGTCCAGGCGATCCTGACGACGATGCTGAACCTGATCGCGAACAACACGCCAAGGATCGTGAACACCATGATCCGGCTTGTGATGGCGTTGCTGACCGCGATAGCGGCAAGGATGCCTCAGTTCGTTCAGAAGGGCAGCGACATAATCGTCGCATTCCTGAACGGCATAGCACGGAATATCCCGAGAATCGCCCAGGCCGGCGGAAACGTGGTCATAGCGTTCATCAACGCCGTGGGTGCTCAGGCCGGCAGGATCACTTCGGCCGCTATCCGCATGATCATCAACTTCGTCAACACTCTTGCAAGCCAGATCCGCGGATCCAGCGGTGCCATGCAGGCGGCTGGCGCAAACCTTGCCGGAGCGATCATCGACGGCATGACTTTCGGACTGGCCAGCAAGGCCGGAGCGGTCATCAGCAAGGCTGCCAGTATCGGTTCGTCGGTCATATCTGCCCTGGGCAAGGCGATCAAGTTCTTCTCGCCTTCGCACTACACGTACGCGATGGGTATCGGTATCATCGAAGGCCTGATGTTCGGTATGACCGATCACCACAGCGATCTCATCAAGGCTACGGAAGACACCGGTGCGGTACTGCTCAAGGCGCTGGAGAATTCTGTGGCGATGGCGAACGACATGGTGGACCTGAACCCGACGATTACTCCGGTAATCGACCTGTCGCAGGCTCAGAGGGGTTTCGACGATCTTGCTGCCATGACTCAGGCCGGCTTGTCTCCAACGGTGGCAACGACAGCCGCGGCCACCATATCCGATCTCAGTCAGGCAGCAGCCTCCGCAGCTGCCGGCTCGACTATCGTCGCTGGAGGTACGAACGTCACGTTCCACCAGACGAACACCTCTCCGGTGGCGCTCTCCAGCGCTGAGATCTACCGTCAGACCAAGAACCAGCTGTCTCAGGTGAAGGGAGCCCTGCCGTAATGCTTACGATGGTGACCATCGACGGTCCTCGCGGGACTCTGTATCTTCCCCTGACGGATGCCACGGCTGGGTATGTCGTGAAGGAAATCCAGGGGCTAGACCCTGTCAAGGCAACCTTGTCGTCATCAACTCTCGCCACCATGGACGGGGCCATATTCCAGAACGCCCGGCGGGAGCCCAGGAACATCACGATGATAATCGGGCTTGAGTCGGACTACGTCACGAATGACGTGGCCGGACTCAGGGACAATCTCTACGCATATCTGATGCCGAAGGGGATCATCACTTTCAGCCTCTATGACAGACCTGGTGGGGTATTCGCAAGGACTGTCGCTGTCGTAGAGAACGTGGACAACAACATGTTCACGTCCGATCCGGAGATCAACGTCTCCTTGATGTGCTACGACCCTGATCTCTATGCTCCGGACACGACGGTTCTCCAGAGCACTTCATCGATCGACGGCGATACGACGATGATCGACTATCCGGGGACGACAGATACCGGGATCACGCTTGACATCACGGTCCCGGTTGTCTCCGGAGAAGTCAGGATCGTCAATGTCAGGCCTGACGGAATCGTCATGCAGACCCGGGTGGCAGGGAACTTCGTAGTCGGCGATCAGCTCACGATCGATACCAATCCCGGCAGCAAGAGGGTAGCGATCAGGAGATCCGGAGTAGATGTTTCAGGTCTCTATCTTCTCGACAAGACGTCGAGCTGGGTCGCTCTTCAGCAAGGTACAAACCAGTTCACCGTATATTTCAACGGAGCTCCCACGCCCTACACGGTCCGGTACATAGTCAAATACGGAGGTTTCTGAATGGAGTGGTTCACTCTTGACGATAGCCTCCGGAGAGCCGAGGTCATTGAAGGGTTCGAGTCGTTCGTCTGGACCGAGAGGTATGCTGCCTGGGGTGACTTCGAGATCCTGACCAACTCTGATCAGGGCAACAGAAGCCTCCTGCAGCCTGGCATCCGGATCGGCATGACTGGCTCGTACCGTACGATGACGGTCGAGAGCGTCGTTGACGAAATTGCCTCGGACGGTGTCAAGAAGCTCACTGTCACCGGCCGGTCGATGGAAGCCATCTTTGAGGACCGGGTTGCATATTCCGCGGTCGACGACCTGACAGCCAAGCCCAAGTGGACTCTCACAGGACATCCAGCTGACATCATGCGAACCATGTTTAACACTGTTTGCGTGACTCATGCCCTGGATGCGAATGACGGGATACCGTTCTACACTTCAGGACGGCTTCTGCCAGTAGGGTCCATCCCGGAGCCGGCTGACACTGTCACGCTGGACTTCGATCCGGATAGCCTTTACAACAACCTCGTTAGTGTCGCCACGACATGGCCTGTCGGGTTCCGGCTCATCAGGGACGGCGACACAGGGCATGTATATTTCGAGGTCTACATGGGCAACGACCGGACGACCATGCAGTCCGTGAGGGGTGCTGTCCTGTTCGCTCCACAGATGGAGACGATCTCCAAGACGGCTACCGTGAAGTCCATCGCGAACCAGAAGAGCGTGGCCTATGTCTTCGGCAAGCTCGACGCGGTGAAGGTGTACGCGACCGGTTTTGACGCTACGGTTTCAGGAGCCGCTCGCAGGGTCCTCATGGTCAACGCACAGGACATCGATCTTCCGCTAGGCGCCGCCCTGACCACTGCTCTCACGCAGCGAGGGAAGACTGAGCTTGGCAAGAACACGGCTGTCTACGCTTACGACGGAGAAGTGACGCAGTATCAGCCGTACGTGTATGAGATCGACTACTCTCTCGGCGATCTTGTCGAGGAGCAGAGTCCTGCGGGGTTCATCAACCAGCTGATCGTCACGGAGCAGATCTTCGTGTCTGACGGCAGTGGCGAACTCTCATATCCGACGCTGACTCTGAAAGACGTCATCCTGCCAGGAACCTGGCGCGCTCGTCCGATCGGAGAGCACTGGGCCGACGTCGCAAGCGATCAGAACTGGGACGAAGCATAGGAGAAAGCATGGCTATTGGAGACGACGCCCTCGCGGCGGGATACCCTCTCGTACCGAATACCGGATCGGCTGGGCTGGTCAAGGACGGCGCTACCGAGATCAACCGGACGAGGGATTTCATAGCTCAGGTAAAAAAGCTCAGTCCGGCCATCCAGCCCGTCAACGCTGGCGGAACCGGTGCAACGGATGCTAAGGGAGCCCGGACGAACCTGAACATCCGCTCGGGAACGGCAGCGCCTTCCGACAGCGTCGGCGGTGCGATCGACGGCAACCTCTATTTCAAGATCCTCTGAGGCGACATGGCGAAACCGTCTCCTCCAGGTAAGCCGACGTTCTCGAACATCACGCCGACATCGGTTACGGTCACCTGGGCCCTCTCAGGAAGCACAGGCGGGAAGCCGATCAAGTCATATCTGATGAGACGGTGGAACGCCGCCACCATGACAGGAGCGCATTACGACAGTTCCGCCAACAACCGCAGCAGGAACGTAATCAGCCTCATTCCTGGTAGGGCTTTTACGTTCGCCATCTACGCACTCAATGATGACGGGTATTCCAATCCGTCTGCTTCATCAACAATCACGATGCCTGGCGGAGTTTATATCCGAGTGGGAGGCGTCTGGAGAGTGGCTATTCCGTACGTCCGTTCCGGAGGGAAGTGGCACCAGGCCATTCCTTATATTCGTACCGGAGGCGTGTGGAAAACACTCGGCTAGGAACAACATGATTCAACGTCACTACGACACGCTCAAGAACTGGGCGCAGATCTACCTGCCGGCTCTCGGTACGCTATATTTCACCATAGCTACCATCTGGCACATCCCGTATGCCGAGGAGACTCTCGGATCGATCATAGCGGTCGACACGTTCCTCGGCGTCATCCTGAAGATCTCCACAGGCAAGTATACGCCGCCTACGGACGGAGACCTTCTTGTGGACCCGGATAGGGTAGGGAGGTATCAACTGGACATAGCAACACCGCTGGATGACATTCCTGGCAAGAATCAGATCCGGCTGAATGTCAAGCAGGAAACGTTCTGACTCTGGCTTCGCGAGATAAACAAGCACTATAATGAAGCCAGAGAAAGGAAACCAACCGTGTACAACCCATTCAAGCCCGACGAGAAGCCAAGTGTCATCGACCCGGTGATTGAAACGTTGATCTCGGAGATGTCAGGATATGACGTCGGAGATGAAGTCTACACGACAGCAGCTACAAACCTGAAGACACTCATGGAAGCCAAGGCCGTAGAGCCGAAGCCCTCACGAGTGTCGCCAGAGACCATAGTTGCTATCGCAGGAAACATCATCGCGATCGCCATGATCCTGGGATTCGAGAAGAACGGAGTCATCACCAGCCGAGCATTCGGCCTGATCGGACGGAACAAAGTACAATAGCCGACCAACTCAGCTTAAGACAGACCTTGTGCAGCCCAATCGCTGCACAGGGTTTCTGTTTTTCTAACCTTAATTTTTTCAGATCGCAGGAATTACATGCCCTATAATGAAGCCAATACTAAAAGGAGAAGTCATGCTACCGACCTATGAGCAGCTTGTAGAAAAGCAAACCCGGCTCGAGCGTAACCTGCTGAATGCAGTGGACGAACGAACCGCGATCGCTATCTACAAGATGATCAACACCGTCAGTGACCAGATATTCAACCACAAGTACGTCTGAACCAATGAGCCCAACAAGGGCTCTAGGTTTTTCTCGCAGGAATTACAAGCACTATAATGAAGCCAATACTTAGGAGATTACAATGACCAAGGTACAGAACGCCAAAGACAAGATCAAGCAAGCATGGGACGAGAACCCCATGGCAGTCATCGGGATCAGCGCCGCCGCCATCACAGCGGTTGCGAAGATCGCGCAGGTTGCCGTGGAGGCCAACAACTCACGCACTTGGAAGAAAGAGGTGGACCGCCGAGTCAAGAACACCAAGTAGGCCAGCGAGAGCCCTGTAACAGGGGCTCAAGCTTTTTCTCTCGCAGGAATTACAGGGCCTATAATGAAACCACAACAACCAAGGAGAAACAATGAAGAACGCCTACCGTAAGGCCAAGCAGTTCGTCGCCGACCATGAAGAAGCATTCACGATCGGGGCCATCGTTGGCTTCGTTGCCGCTTTCTCAGCAGTGACTGTTTACGCAGTCAATGAAGAGGCTAAGCAGCAGCAGAAGATCAACGAATGGACCCGTGAGCAGAACTTCCAGGGTCGCGCGGTGTACCAGCTCGCCGACGGAAGCTACCTCGCAGTTTCCAAGGAAAGTGAAACCAACTAACCAACGAGCCCCCTAACCGGGGCTCAAGGTTTTTCTGTTCTCGCAGGAATTACAGGGCCTATAATGAAGCCAGAGAATTTGGATTACCCGATGAGGGAGATCTGCAGGCCACCTGATGAAGGAGCCCTGCCTCGCCACCTGATGAAGGAGACAGTAAATTCGCACGGCTTCACATTTTTACCCTCGCAAGAAAAACATGCCCTATAATGAAGAGAGATCTGAATATGCCCAGATCTCACACAGAGACCGCAATCCCGCGGTCTCTTTCTTTTAGTGGGAAGGAAACCCCATGCGTAAGTCAACCCGGATCCTCGGCTGGGCTGCCACCGGAATCATGGCAGCCGGGATCCCGCTGAGCCTCGCGGCAACCTCCGCGAGCGCAGCAACCCATCACCCGCTGACCGCTCAGACCAAGATCGTCAATCGCCTGGACGGCGGAGGCAACGGTCCCTGGGCGCACGACACGATGACCCGCACCCTGCACCTGAACTTCCTGGGCAAGGTCACGCCGGGCATGGTCGCGGCCAACCCGTCGCTGACGCCGTACCTCGGCATGTTCATGTACA